GTTCGAATGTCACTGCGAAACGCTCTAAGAATGCTTCGTTAAGTACGTTTGTACCGATGTATCGGCCATCGTCTGAACCTTTACCCTTCGTGTTAGCTGTAGCGATGATGTTAAAGCCATCGGCTGGAACGATCACTTCGTTCTTAAGCTTGAAGTAATAAGGCTTGCCTTCGAGGATAGGCTGTAAACACAAGAGCGTGTTAGCACTACCAGCGTCGACCTCGTCAAGAAGTAAAGTATAACCGTTACGTAATGCTATCAACACAGGGCCTTCAACGATTTGCACGTTACCATCAACGAGTGTCTTAGCACCGATGAGTTGCTCTTCGTCAGACATCATGTTAAGGTTAACACGAATGAGTGGCTTTTTAAACTTAGCACAGATCTGCTCGATCATGGTTGACTTGCCGTTACCTGTGGGGCCCGCGATGTAGGCTGGATAGAATAGACCAGCTTTGATGATAGTCTCGAGATCCGTGTAGTTGCCGAAGGGCACATAGTTTGGATCCTTGGCTGGGACGAGTGTCTCAGGCTTTTCGAAGTTTACGATAGCTTCGGACTTGACAGACACATCCTTCACGACTGTGAGGGTTGGCTTTGGAATTATTGTAGGCACCTTCACGTTATAAACACCGCGTGATACCTGACCAGCGATCATAAACCAGGGCATGGTATCATAACCTAATGAGTTAACCACTTCCATAAGATCGGTCTTACTGATCTGAGGCTTTTTGGCCAACTGAGGATAAGTCTCAAATAATTTAGCTTGAAGTTCAAGCTTTTGTTCACTTTTATATCTCATAATGTAGTTCTCTCCTTATTAATCATAGACCCATTATACCCTAAATTGCAATTAATGTACATAGGCCCTAAGTTATTGATTTTATTGGATATATCCATTAAGCTACCAAGCCTATGAATTGGTTAAGTAATATACGACTGGTCTTCTTACCAGAAAGTACTTTGGTGAGCTCCCGGGCGATCCTGGCAGCTGACTCTTTTTTACCTATAGTAAGCTCTTTGTCGTCCTCAATCTTAGTCCTGGATTCAGCCACTATGAAGAGCTCGTCACGACCTGTATCCTTAAGTGAGGTAAAGCCGTTACGTCTTAAGTCTCTCTTCATGGTTTCAATCGCAGCGTATGAATTAGCATGAGAATTATAACCATAGTGTGCGTTGATCGCTGTAGCTAATGAACGATATGAAGGACGGGTGATGTAGAATCCTACAGTTGTGATGTTGTGTCTATCCTTAATCATCTGTAGTAGTGACTTAGTTTGTGTTGCGTTATCTTCTAATGAATAGTTCTTATGAGTCACAGTATCAGATAAGAAAGGCTTGATTGTAACGTAATTACCAGCATCACGATGCTCGCGGCTAGTACGAATTTGACTCATACTAGATCTAATGTATTCGCCTTCACCGTCAGTCAACGTAATGAGTGTGGTCTTTTCTACACCGTTCTTATTCTTAAATTCTGGGATGTAGTTGTATAACCATGCTAACGCAGAGTTAAGTGGTGTACCAGATGTCTTGAAGTTACCAAGATTATTGAAGTATTTTGATAGTGTGATATTGATCATACGGTTGAACTCTGATTGAGTCATCTTAGATGAGAATAACTCCATCATGTAGAGACCAAATGTATCCACTTCTTTGTTGCCGTAAAGATTTAATCTTGAACCTTCAGCGTCTCTGTAACGACTTTCCTCCCAACCATTCGTGAATGCAAATACTTGGAATGGGATCTGAGCGCCTCTACAAAACATTGCTAACGTGATGACTTGTTCGATGGTTGGTCTTAACACATGATCCATAGAAGCTGACCAATCCAATAAGAATACCATACCGTGGTTTTTACCATTAGGAATAGTCATCACTTGTTTGAAGATGTCATCGTTAAGTTTATAAGCATATAGCTTCTTACCGTCTAATGAACCAGTCTTAGCGACCTTAGCACGTTTATAGTTTTGTGCAGACTTACGCATCTCAAATTCTTTGATAAGATAGTTAACGATATTCTTAGATGATGCTTTAAGTTTATCAGCGCGTTCGATATCGTCTGAACTGATTAGGTTATAGTCATTATATTCTGATTGATACTTAGCGTGTTGTTCGAATACTTGCTTGAACGTGATGACTGGATCCACTTTAAATTTAGGGATAGTATAGTATTGATACTCAACTGATGTATCAGCGAGTTCTTGTAAATTATCCTTAAGAGCTTTCTCAGTCTGAGACTCTAACTGATCTTCGAGGCTGTCTTCAAGATCTTGCTCAGGGTCATCCATAGTAGATGGTGCTGGTGATTGGTCTTCAGTCTCTTCAAAGTCATCATCATTCTCAGTCATATCAGACATAGAGGATTGTTGTTCTTGTTCGCTTTCCTCTTCGTCTTCGAACTCTTCGTGTTGATCTGATTGAGCTTTCATCTCTTCGATTTTTTCTTCCATAGCTTTCTTAGAGAAGTCATAGATCTCTTTAGCTAAGGTGATAACGTCGTCACATGTCTCAGTCTCTTCAGCACGGCGTACGAATGCTTTTTCTTCAGCTGTAAATGTAACGCCGCATGAATAACCTGCTTTGAAATATAGGTTGATCTTGTCAATCAATAACATATCTTTGAAACCATTAGCTACACCAAAGAAGTCACGGTCATTAAGTTCTTTGTAACCTAAGTTGAATGACTTACGAAGACCAGGATATCTAGGCTTCATAAGTTTTTCGATACGCACATCTTCGAGCACGTTCATATAACCAGAGAAGTGTGGTACTTCTTTATAAGGGTTATTAGTTGAATAGTCTTCGAGGGTTGTATATAGTGCGTGACCTACTTCATGACCAATTAACATATCAATAAGATCGTTGGTCATGTCCTTCCATTGAGGAAGTCTAAGGACACGATTTTTGATGTCAAACGAAGCTGTCGATACAGGTGCCTGTATAACAGTAAGGTTTTCGTTTGCTAATAATTTTGCTACTAAGTCAGTTTTTGTCATAATCTCTCCGATTTATATAACCATTATGCCACAAAAATGAATTAAAGTACATAGGCCTTAAGTTATTGATTTATATAGACTTTTATGTAAGTTATTGATTTATAAAGGGTTTACTTCATGGAGGGTTATTTCACGCATGGTGAGCTCTGGGTGCGTTTGGAGGTAGGTGTTTAATAATTCTATTGAAGTAAATAATTCAATGAATTGGTGGTTAGTTTGTGTGATAGTTGCATGTAAGATATAGATTGTCATAGTCTCTCCTAAAAGAAACATTATACCCTATATCTTATTTAAAGTACATAGCCTATGAGTTAGTTACCAGACTAGAGAAGTCATTGGTCTTTTCAAAGCGGATGTTATTCTTAAACTTATCAAGAAGCACATCACCTTTATGGGATATAACGAACACATTAGTATTTTCTCCTAACGTATCCATTACGGATAGGAAGTAATCAGTGCCAGCCACATCAAGACTAGAGTCGAATATCTCGTCTAGTAATAATAAGTTGGTGTTGACTGAGTTTTTCATCTTAGCTATTTGTCTCCATGTAAAGAGGATAGCTAGATCGATACGCATCTTCTCACCTTCTGAGAATGACGCATAAGTAAACTCGTCTCTGAACCTAGACTTGATAGTCTCATTGAATGATTCATCGAGTTCGAACTTAACAAAGAAGTCCATTGCGGACAGGTACATGTTAATTAGTTTATTCATCGCTGGTAAGTATTCTCTAATGATAGTGGTCTTGATACCAGTATCCTTAAGTAATACACCTGCAATCTCTTGTAATTGTTTCTCTTTAACGAGAGACATCTTTACTTCATTCTTTTGTAGAGCTTCATTAGCTAGTACTTTGATCTTGTCTTTCTCTACATCGATATCGCCTTGTACGGATAACTCAGTGATCTCTTTCTCTAATGCATTGTTTGCTTTGATAAGCATGTTCATCGCATTTATCTCTGTTGAGATTAAGATGTTCTTGTCTTGTATTTGATTAAGTAGATCTTGTTTCTCTTGTAAGTCTGCACTTAATTTAGTGTATGCTGCATTAAGTGTTGACATACCATTGTTGATGGTTTGTTTCTCACTAGCAATCTTGTTAATGATCTTATCTTTATGATTGTGTTCGATGCCTTGTTCGCATGAAGGACACTTCTCATTATTAGTAAAGAACTGTAGGTGTTCATCTACGCCTGCCATCTTTTGTTGTAGCTTATTCATGTTGGTCTTACACGCTTCGATGTTCTTATCTACATCAAGCTTCTCAACTAACTTAGTGTTTAGTTCTTCTATATCTTTATTGAGTAGATCTACAAGTTGTGTCTTATCATTTATCTCTGTGATGTTTGCTTCGATCTTATCTCTAATCACTTTAGTGTTTTGATCTTTAGAGTGTTGTAAAGACTCAATCAAACTCTTTTGTGCTTTAGCTTGTTCGGTGATGATACGGATCTCAGTCTCTATTGATGTGAGCTCTTCTTTATTCTCTGCCATCTTTTCTTTAAGTATAGTATTCATAGTTGAGAATACTTTGATGTCAAGGATATCTTCGATGACTTCACGTCTTTGCCACACAGGTAACTGCATGAACGGTACAAAGGAAGCAGACCCTAATATCACGACCTGGGTGAAGGTTTTATAATTAAGTTTTAGGATCTGCTGTTCGAGGACTTTTTGATAATCTTTTACGGCTGCATCTTGATTGATGATCGTACCGTTTTGATATATCTCAAAGATGTTAGGTTTGATACCACGCACTACTCTATAGTGGATAGGCCCAATGTCAAACTCAATTTCAACCACACAGTTCTTTTGATTGATAGAGTTTACGAGTTGATTCTTATTGATATCACGAAATGGTTTATTGAACAGTGAGAAGGTAAGTGCATCAAGGATAGTGGACTTACCTTCACCGTTTTTCCCAACGATTAAGGTTGTTGAGTGACCATTGAGTTCTACTTTATTTGGAACATTGCCAGTTGATAAGAAGTTTTTCCAACTGACAGATTTGAATATAATCAAACAACCTCCTGGTTAATTGCTTCAATATATAAAGATTTTACGAAAGATTTAATAGCTTCTTTATCTCCTTCCGTTTGTACGGAATCAATATAATTACCAAGAATGCTAATAGTATCTTCCAAATTAATCTCTGCGTCGATCGTGCCTTCGTTAAACTCTGAAAGGTCTTCGATGATCTTGACTTCATATGGTGCTTGTTCGTACATCATGTTAACAAACCTATCAAATTTATATAGATCGGTCTTATTGACTACGACTAACTTGACGTACTTATCCTTTATATCTATGGTTGTAAGATCGATTGGTTCTTGATCCTTATCATTATACTCGATCTTTTCATGTATAGTGTAAGGGTTTTGAATGAATGTTAATTCACGAGTATCAGTATCAAATATAGAGAATCCTTTTGGATCTCCTGCATCTTGCCACGTCATCTCATATGGAGTACCAACGTATTCTATATTCTCCGCTTTTGATCTAGTATGATAATGACCCGACCAAACTCGTTCATACTTTGCAAACATATCGTGAGATAAACCTTCCTCAGAATGCATGCCTCTATACATTGGGAATCCAGCTATCTCAAAATGACCAGCACAGATATCAGACTTACTATTATCGATGAAGTCAAAGATTTCCTTTTCATTCTCTTTGCATATCCAAGGTATAAGATCAAACGTTGTACCACCAATATCTATTGTACTCGGTTTATCAATTAAAGTAAAGTTATATTCGCCTAAGATAGAACCCGTGGAGGATACAGATAATGATTCTTTCCAAAAGATGTCGTGATTACCTAATAATGTATAGAATTGGAGTGGTCTTTTCTTTAATTCATCAAAGAAGAATCGTTTTGCTTCAACTAATGTATTGAAGTTAATAAACTTACGACGATCAAACAAGTCGCCAAGTTGGATTAGATATTCTATATTGTTAGCATCGATGTATGGGAATACCACTTCTTTGTAAAACTTCTCATAGTATGCTAAGAACTTTAGTGAGTCGCCACGTACACCAAAGTGGGTGTCACCTAATATCATTATCTTACTCACTAAATTCGTCCTCAATAAAAGTATCTAACGTTACAGTATCAGTCTTCTTCTTGCGTTTCTTTTTCATACGCTCTTCAAACTTATCATCAAATGTGCCGTGTTGTTGCATGAAGCCGATGAATCCATTATGAAAGTCGTCATCATCGTCGTGGTGTTGAGTTTCAAATGTTTCAATAGTCGTATCTCGTATTAATTTACCTCGAATATAAGATTGTTTCTTTTCTTTTTCTATGCGACGTAAGAATGCATAATAGATGATCTGTGTGAAGTAACTAAATGGATTAGATGATTTTTCTGGATCAAAGTTATCAAAGTACATGATACAGTTCTCGATGCCGTCGAGGATCATGTCATCTTTATATGAATAGTTAATGAAGTTCGGTCTATTAGCTAACTTAGTTGCGATCTTGAGTATACACTCACCAAGATAATTTGATATTGGCGGTTTAGGGTCTCCACCAGATTCTGCTTCACGACATTGTTTTTGATATTTTTTGATCGCTTCGAGGAAGTCGACATTGTTTACGTAGTGCACCGGTTTCTTGTCCGACATGAATATCACCTTTGTTAATTATTAAGATCATTATACTATATTATGATTATAAAGTACAATTATTTGTAATTACGTAAAAAAAGCAATTCTACTACCGCCCCTTTAGATAATAAATCTAAAACTATGGTTTTAATTTCAGAAATACTCTCTGGAATTGCTGGAAAGATTGCATCTCCTTCCCAATTATCACTCGGATGCTGTAATAAAATGCGTATGTCAGAAAATCCTAAACTAACCAATGGATCATAAACATTATTCATTAATGTTTCTACAGATTTTATTATCGGATTAAATTCAACAATTACTGCAGTCACTCTATTATCGCGTAAAGTTTTGCGCATTCCTTTAATGACAAATTCTTCATGTCCTTCTACATCTATTTTAATTACTATATTTGACGCAGATATAGATATTATATTTTCAGAATCTACTTGTGTTGTAATAACAGAATACGATGTTCCTTTTCCAGCTACCTCAAAACTAGATCCTCCCATATTAGTTGGATCATCGATTAGATTTATGTAGTTGCCGTCATTGTCAGAACATGCAACTTCTTTTATAGTTATTTTATTTTGCCATCCGTTTACGGAGATCGATCTTTCAAGTAATTTACATGTTAATGGATGTGCTTCAAATGATATCACTTTTGCACCACAAATGGCGGCAGTAAATGAATGTAATCCTATATTTGCACCAATATCAACAAACAGAGTATCATCATTGCATAATAATGCTATAGCTGCAGCCACAGTGGGTTCCCATGTTTTTCCACTTGCAATTTGTCTACTTATGTAATCTTTTTCATTGTGTGTACAACATAAAAAATCTTTTGCTCCAATGAATGGAATAACTCTTTTAAATTCATGAAATAATTCTATTGGTATACCTCGATTATATATCCAATTAGTTCTTTCTAAAATTTGAGTATCTGTTAAGTTATATTGTATGCCGTGTCCTAAATTAAATTGATGTTTAATTCTCTCTCGTGTGGATTGTGTTCTATTGAATTCGCGTGTTTTTCCCATGTATCGGCAATGCAACATTAACGGTCTATTTGCTGCTGGTTTTTCAGGTTTATTAAATTGTGGATCCCAATAATGTTGCCCAGGTTTAAAATTAGTTTCAATAATAGCATTAGGATCAAAAATCAATGGCTTATCATACATATATGGATCTTTGCTCATAAATGTAAGTATTGGGTCTTCTCTAGACCCCCTATCAATTGATAATGTGGGATGTTGATCGATAGACAGGCGTGATAGTGCTTGTGAAAACTCTTGATCTTTCATTATAATAGCAACACTAGTAACGAAACTATGTGTTACTTCGTTTCGTTTCCATTCACTTAAAGCTCCAATGACATCATTGGGATACCTTGGAAAAAAAATTAGTTCATCTGTGTCGCTGACAATAACATAATCGACGTGACCTTTAGATTCTTTCCATGCATGATTTTTCATCTCAATATTAATTTTATCACATAATCGATCAGATTTTTCAAGATGTCTAACTTCTCTTCCAGCAGCCCTAATGATATCTGGTCCATCGTCAGTAGAACCTGCATCATAAAATATAATACGTTCTGCTGTTTCATAATATTTTAATACCATGCGAACTAGATCTGCGTCATTCCATAATGGCATATAAACCCAGTATTTCATCTTAAATCCTTAAACTATAATAAAACCAATTGTACTACATGATGAGTATAAAGTAAAATTATTTTATATCACACAGTAAAGCTTTCACCACATCCACATTCTGCTTTGACGTTAGGGTTATTAAATTTAAACCCTTCGTTCAAACCTTCTTTTTCAAAATCAAGTTCAGTTCCGTCGATGTAGACTAAACTTTTTGGATCTATTATAATCTTAATCCCATGACTTTCAAAGATTTGATCTTCAGATAAAATCTGATCCACAAACTCAAGCGTGTACGCCATACCAGAGCATCCCGTTGTTTTAACACCTAAGCGTACACCCAGACCCTTACCTCGATTCTTTAGATATTTTTCAACTCGCTCTGCCGCTTTATGCGTTAATGAAACTGCCATAATTTATTATGCGCGCTTACTTTTTAAATCGGCAATTGCTGCCTTGATTGCATCCTCTGCAAGAACTGAACAATGGATTTTAACTGGAGGCAGTGCTAACTCTTCAGCGATATCAGAATTTTTGATTGTTTGTGCCTCAGCTAACGTTTTGCCCTTAAGCCACTCAGTAACAAGACTAGAACTAGCAATAGCAGAACCACATCCATACGTCTTGAATTTTGCATCTATTATGGTGTCTCCTTCTACTTCTATCTGTAACTTCATCACGTCTCCACATGCTGGAGCTCCTACCATACCGGTGCCGACCTTAGGCGATTCTTTATCTAAAGACCCAACGTTTCTTGGGTTTTCGTAGTGATCTAATACTTTATCTGAATATGCCATATTATGCTGAGAATGATGAACCACAACCGCACGTTGTTTGTGCGTTTGGATTCTTTATCTCAAACTGTTCTCCCATTAAAGACGTTTTATATCCGATCTCTGCTCCAATTAAATACTGCATGCTCATAGCATCTACTAATAATTTAATACCGTGTTGTTCTATGATGAAATCTTCTTCTGCTTGACTCTCATCAAATGTAAATCCATATTGAAATCCGGAGCATCCTCCGCCAGACACAAATATGCGCAGCATTAAATCTTTATTATCTTCTTCAGCTAAAAGAGTTTTAATCTTATTAGCAGCAGATTCGTCTATAGTTATTTGATTCATTTTATATTTATATTAAAAATAATTGTACATTAATTCGGGAAAGTGTTATTATAACTGTATGGGGATTTTCTAGTGGTTAATGTATTAGCTTAGATGTATCTGGAATAACCATTACATCAGGTAACTCTTCCTCATACTCTTCTCTCCTAAACATGTTCTGAAGCTTCTCTGCTAGTTCTTTCATCTCGTTCGGGTTATAGGCTTCTTGGGGGAGAGTAGTCGCATGACCGAGGAAGTCGTCCACTGATTTATGATACTCATCTATAAAACGTGGATCCAAGTCTTGAATGAATAACACATGTTGTTTTGTGAAAGTATACTCGTCAGATGCTGAGAAGTGGGTCCATGCACCAAGCACGATAGAATCCATGACTTGACCATGAATAGATCTAGGCATGTGTTTCACAGCCATAGGAAACATACATCTTATCTCATAATCATCTTCATTGATGAGTTGGGTAAGAATCTCTTCTCCGCTTACTAGCTTTATTACTACGTATCTGTCTAACTCTGCAACCATTAGATGTTTACCTCGTGGACTTTGTAATCAAACTTTTCTTCTGAGTAGATCTTAATTCTTTCAAGGAAATGGTTCATTGTATGGTTCTTTCTCGATTTCCATTGAAGGTCATCAGCTATATCATATAATTTAAGATGAGTCTTACCGTCTTTTAATCTCAAACCTCGACCAATAGATTGTAGGTTTCGTATCTTAGACTTGGTAGGACTAGCAAAGATAATATTCTCTATGCTAGGTATATTTATACCCGTTGAGAACGTAGCATATGAAGCAACGATGATTGTATTATCTCCAAGTTCTGTATTCTTACGAATATCTTCGCGATCCAATGTCTCTACACCACCATGTACGATGAATACGTTCTTATCAGATGCTCTAGCTTTAATGTCTTCATATAATGGGATGCCATGTTTCTCTACGAATTGAAATAATACTAGCGTGTTACCTTTACAATTTAAAGCAAGGTTGCGTATGAATTTATTTCGGGCTTCGTTTAGTACAAGATACTCCATCTCTTCTTGGTATGTTTGTTCTTTGCAAGCTTTGCGTATCTCGTCTTTATATTTTAGTATTAGGCAGTTGATGTCAATCTTAACCACTTTACCATCGTCCATTAGTTCTTTAGTAGTGATGACTCTGTGCACAGGACCAAATAATCCTTCTAGTGTAAGCTGATTGATCTTCTTATTATCAATAGTTCCCGTAGTACCAATACGATACTTAACATGTTGCATACGTTCCATGATAGTAATCAGTGATGTAGCTTTAAACTGATGAGCTTCGTCACCAACTATGACATCAAAGTTCTCGAACCATTGTTTTGGCTGTGTATAGATGGATTGCCATGTTGTGATCAATACGTTCTTAGTAAAGTCTCTTGTAAATCCTGAATATAGTTTCTGACAGTTAGCACCTACTGACCAACCATTATGTGATGAGTAGTCTTCGAAGTCTGAGTACATCTGCTCTACTAATGATGTGGTAGGTACAACGATGATGGTCTTACGATCTTCTTCGAGGTGCCATCTCATTAAACAATAGATCATGAATGATTTGCCTGATGCGGTAGGAGATAATAAGACCGTACGATTTAAGTTTAATGCTGTCTGTACTGCAGATATCTGATAATCGCGAGGCTCGATAGGTGCACCACGACCATATAGATCGAGGTCATAGATGAACTTACTTACTTGTTCTATTGTGTAGTTATGTAGATCGAGGGGTTTTGGGTATTCGTCTGTTGGGTTGAATGTTAGCTCATAGTTATTACGTTGCGCAAACTCTAAGACATACTGATATAAGCCTGCATATAATGTCTTTCGGATCAATGAGTACAATCGAACCTTACCATCCCATAGTCTAGCTTTAAACTTAGGAGTAAATCGTGCACCTGGAACTTCATATGTAAAGAAGTTCTCTAGTTCTTGTTCACATCCTGCATCACCGTATACGCGGATGTTTACTTCATTAATCTTTTCGATCGTTAGTTTCATTACATCCCAGCTAGGAACTTCTTCCACTCAATACCATTTTTAAGTTGCCAATCTCTTGCTTTGATTTGTCCTAAGATACCTTCGAGCAGATAACCCATAGTCTCAAGGTATTCGATCTTAGTATTTAAGTTGATTAGGTCTTGATCGCCTTGAAGGAACTCGTCCATCTCATTCTTAAGTGGTTTGATTAGTTGATAAGGTTGCCAACCTAAGTCAGCTAACTCTTCTCTTGATAGTTCACCTCTATAGTACCTAAACTTATTCTTACGTAATAGGTTATAGTCTGCTCTAGACTTAGTAAGACGAAGCTTAACTTGTACCATAAGCTTGATGTATTTAGAGTGGACCTTAGCAGTCTCAGTAGATGCTTCACCAAGATGGTTATCATCAATTAGACTGTCTTGCTCCCACATCGTTTGGATCTCTTCAATATTCATAATAAACTCACACCATTTAAAATTACATTATAACACAATTACTAATTAATGTACATGCTTAGTTTGCGGCTCCCGCTGCGCTTGTAGTAGAATCAGGGTCTACAAAGTTATAGTAGTTATACCTAAATGTAGCAGTGCCTATCAAGTAGTTAACGTCAGTTAAGCTAGCAGAAAATGGTAGCGATGATATAGCAACTGGATGTAGGTCTCTAAACAATATAGTTTGTGATGCGGTGTTTTGGCTAGATAATATCTCTAAGACTCCATCAGAGTAGTTATTAACCATACCTGCATATCTGCTGCTACCAACTGTAGTATCTTGACCAACTAAATCTTGGTATTGTAGGTAGTTTTCTGGGAAACCTAATCCAGTTATCCAATTGAATACGCCTTTATAGTTTGCTAAGTTTTCATCTACCAAAAACTGTATGGTTAAATCTCCAAATTGTATGATCTCTCCTGGTACACCAACTGTTGATAGTGGTGTTGGCATAGGGATAGACGGCAATTGGATTTCCGGTAAATTAACCTCTTGGCAAAAGTACGTTAAATCTGGTAACTTAGATATTGATAATCTAAACCCGGTAGGGGATAATGGGTTAATGTTACTTGGTATAGGACAATTTGCATTCGCCATGATTGTGATTCCTTAATGTTATATACTATTTATATGCAATAAAAAAGGGAACCGAAGTTCCCTCTTTTACAATGTAGTTCCCTTACAGGTATTATTACATTAAGTTCGTTACTGCAACTTTTCTGTAGTAGTAGTTTCTGTTTTGAACGATAACGTTGTTATCAGAATTACTATCATCTAAGTTAACGAATGGGTTAGCTACGATACCATAACGTGTCTTGAAGCCAATTTTTGGTTGGAATGTGTTAGGATCAACAGCACGAACCAATTGGAGAGGAACGTATGGGCAATAGAATAAACCAGCATCAAATGCTGATGTACCTTTGTAACCAACTACGAAGAATTGTGCACCAGCTGCATTAGGATTGTTACCGCCTGCATATGGATCAACATAAACTTTGTACTTACCATTTAAAACACCAGCGAATGTTGTTGAAGCTTCATCAACGTTCAATGATGTTGAAAGAGCTGGAGCGTAATCTAATACACCTGCCATAGCCAATGCTGATGCAGTGTCTGATGAACAGATGATGAAATTACCACGACCTCTACGAGTTTGTTGAGCAATCGCATTAGCTTCACGTTCGATTTGGAACAATAAGCCTTTGAATTTTTCAACAGACCAACGACCGTTAGAGTCAACGTCTAAGTCGAATGTACCAGCAGTAGCTGTACCGAATTGTGCACCAACGCGAGCACCGTAGTAAACTGTACGGATAACTTCACGGTTGATTTCAGCTAAGATTTCTGTTGAAAGGATGTTGCTTAATTCGCCTTCAGCATCTAAACCATGAACTGATTTCAAGTCTTGAGCTAACTCGATTGAGTACTCAGCTTTAAGTGCACGTGTTTTAGCTGTTACAGAAGTTTTCTCGATTGAGAAAGCCATTGAAGCAAAGTCAGCAGGTGTTGAACCTAATTGTTCAGCAGTAGCTGTTGACATACCATTAATAACGTTCATGTTAAATGGTGTTGTACCAGTTTGGTTAGCACCAGTAGCGCCAGCAAACTCTGTATCAGCTTCGTTGAATAAAGCTTCTGTACCGTCTTGTGTTGTGTAACGTGATTTCATCGCGAAGATGAGACCAGTTGGTTGTGTCATTGGTTGAACACCAGCGATGTCGTATGCAATCATTTGTGGCATTGCACGACGTACTAACGCGATAAGAACTGGGTCGAAACCAGCTACTGTACCTGTTGCATCACCAGCACCACCTAAAGCTAAACCAGTACCACCTGAGTTAGCAGGAGCTGCTTCGAAAAGGGCTTCCGCACCTTTTTTCATTTCACGCTCTTGGTTTTCTAAAAGAATCGCAGTAACTTCTTTACGATAGTTATCTTTGATTTCTGGAAGTGACTTATGCTCTAAGATCGGCTCCCATTTTTTTACTAAG